TGCCGCCGCCACCGCCCGAACTGGAGCGGTAGCGGCTCGCGATTTCGTCTGCCAGGGCCATCAGCTGTTCGGCTGCGGGAGGCGGGCGAAGCGGAACTGGTACGAGAGGATGTCTCCCGACACCAGCGGCTGCGCCGTTCCGGACGCGTTGCTGGGGGACAGCGTCACTGACGCCCCGCCCGCCGCACCGGCGTTCGCCGCCGTGTGCTTCACCTCGAACGCCTTGGTGGCGTCGACGCTGGCCTGGATGATGTTCCCCGAGCCACCGAGGAACGTCACATAGGTCTGGTCGAAGACCACCACGTAGTCGTTCGTGGACTTCGTGACGCTGGTGATGCCGGTGGAGGCCGTGAACGTGGTGGGCACTGCGCCGGATGCACCGGCCGTGAACACCAGGTCGATCACGACCACCCCGTACTGGGCGTTGGCTCCGTCCTGAGAGGGGATCATGGTGCTACCCCTTTCAGCTCAGGGTGATCATGCCGTTGAAGCCCGGCGCCTTGCAGTACACGACCGCCTGAGCGCGGTACGTGGCCAGCGCGGTGCCGGTGCCGGGGACGTCGATGATCGGCGTTCCCGAGACCGTGTCGGGCACGAACGGCTTGTTGCCGGGCGAGCCGATGACCCAAGTGCTCTTGTCGATCACCGCGATCTTGTCCTCGTCCCAGTTGGACGAGCCCACCAGGTCCATGTCGCCGCGCGGGCCGGCGATGCGGACGGTCTTGTAGAAGACCGAGATGCTGGGCCCCTGGATGCTGCCCTCGACGTACCGGCGAGCCGTCTGGAGCGCCGTCTTGATCTTGCCCAGCGTCTTGTACGACATCAGGCACGTGTCCGGGTTGGATCCCGGGACGTCCGCGATGCTGTACGCCAGCTGCTCGATCGCCTCGAGCGGCTGGAGGCCCGCCTGAGACAAGTAGAAGCCGGCCAGCTTCGTCTCGTTGATCGTGCGATCGACGCCGAAGAACGCCGTGTTGGACACGGGCCGCGACGCCGCCGGGGGAATCCAGCCGGGGATACCCGGCCAGACCGTGTTGGCGGTGGACGCCTGGACGGTGCCCTGGAGGCCGCCGACGTGGGTGTTGGTGACGGACCATCCGCCGTTGGCGGTGACCGTGATCTTCTTCGACTGCGCCGAGATGTTCGTGATCGTGAACGACCCCGTATCCAGCGCGGCGGCGAAGTTCGTCGCCTTGGTGACGTACGTGGCCCCGACGGTCAGCCGGTTGCACTCCGTGACGCTGTTCAGCGTCAGAGTGAGACCGCCGCCGCTGTTCGCCACGATGGTGAACAGGACGCCCGACCCGTCGCCGGCCAGCGCCTGGTCGAACTGCATCTTGCAGCTGTCCATCGCCGTCTTCGACTCGTCGAGGAGCAGGTCCACGACGGCGTTGTCGTCGCCCGTGGTGAACGCCGCCTGATCGAGCGGGATGACGCTGTCTCCTCGGCAGGTGAACGGCGTGACGATGAACGCCTGCCGGCCCGCCAGGGTCGCGTTGGTGTACGCCGTCGCGGCCGTGGCCGACTGACCAGCGCCGAGCGCGTGCTTGAGGGGGACCTTCTTCGCGTCGCCGCTGAAGTCCTCCTTCTGCATCAGGCCGATGATGGCGGCGTAGTTGCCGCCGAAGGCCATGTCCTCGTACGCACGCTCCAGGTCGTTCCGGAGCAGCGTGTCTACGTTCGCGTTGAAGAATGCCATGTGCGCCCTCGCGTCGGAGGTGGGTGAACACGGCGCGGACTTCGCCGGGGACGCGGGGCGCTAACGGACTGCAACAGGCAGGGATATCGTGGTCAGGCGGTGCGGGCTGCGATCCGCCTCGCCGCTCTCTCGGCCTTCAGCTCGTCGAAGGTCAGCTTCTTCTTCTCGGCCGGCGGCGGCTGGCGGACGCCCGCGCGGGCGGAGCCATCGGGACCGGCGGGCTGCTCGCCCTCGGTCTTCGCCTCGGTGGTCGCGGGCGTGCCGAAGACCTTGGCCCACTTCTCTTCGTGGACCGCGAGCGAGTCCAGCATCAGCTTGACCTGCTCCTTGTCGGACAGCGCCTCGCCCTCTGCTTCCAGCTTCGCCTTGGCCTTCGTGTAGTCGGAGAACACACCGTCGACGAGGTCGGGGGACTTGGCCAGGAACGGGTACTTCACCGCGTTGTCGGTGACGAAGCGGCCCGTCACCTCGCGATCGCGCTTCACGACGGCTTCGACTTCGGCGGCCTTGCTGGCTTCGCGCTCCTTGAGCGTGTCGTCCTTGAACTTCACGAGGTCGGCGATCTCGTCGGCCAGCTTCTTGTCGATCTGGCCGGCGGTCGGGGACTGGCCGCCGTTCTGCCCCAGCAGTTCCGCCAGCGCGGCGTCGACGTCGATGCCGGCCTCGCGCGCGGCGTCGTAGTGCTTGCCCTCCTTGGCCAGCGTCTGCGCCTTCTCGAACTTGCCGAACGAGGCGATCCGGTCCTCGGTGTTCTTCAGCTTGGTGCGCGCCTCCCGCAGCTCGCGCTGGAGGTTCGTGAACGACTTGAGGGCGTCGTCCGACATATCGATCTGGGCGGTCGCCGGGGGCTTGTCACCTTGGGCAGCCGGGGCAGGGGTCCCACTCGTGGCGGGCGCCGCGGGCGTCGATGACGAAGACGTAGACCCACCCGAGCCCGAGGCAGGCGGGACAGTCGCTTTTGGGGCCGGCGCTGCCTTGTCCCGTCGCGCGGCCTTGAGCTCGGCCAGCGTGGGCGCCGGCTTGGCATCGCTGGAGGCGCCACCTGCGGGGAGCGTCCCTTCGCCGGGGTCCGCGGCGGCGGCGGCCGTGGTGGCGGTGGGGGTGGCTTCGGAGATTGTCGCTGCGGTCGCTGGTGCGGTGGTCTGATCGGCCATGGGTCAACTCCGGAGAGGTGCGAGATGCGCGGGTGCGGCTCAGGCCGCGAGGGGAACTGCGTTCGTGGGCGGCAGCGGTACGCCGCCAAGGCCTGCCGGTCCGGGCGCGGGTGCGCCCATGGGCGGCGTGATGCCGACGCCCGGAGCAGCGGCCGACGCGGGCGGTGACGCCTCGTCCATCAGCTGCTCCAGCGCCACGATGTACTTCATGATCAGGTCCAGGCGGTCCTGTGGCGTCTTCATGGACGGTTTGCGCTCGTACATGTAGCGGCTCTGCGCCTGCTCGTGGGCGGCTCCCAGGTCCTCGACGCCGGTGGGCGGGATGTACTCTCCCGTCTCGATCATCAGGTCCAGCACCTCTTCGACCAGATCGCCGGAGGAGTTGACGAGGTCCATGAATCCGTCAACGTCGGGCACCTGCTCGAGGCGCATCGCCGTTTCCTTGCTGATCTTCCCCTGCGCGTACCAGGTGTCGATCTGCTTCTGGCGCGTGGCCATGTCCTTGGACAGCCGGCCGACGGGGAAGGCGCGCAGCGAGTACGACGACTGCGCGATGTTGACGTCCTCCCATTTGATCTCCTGCACCTGGCGGCCGGGCATGCGGACCGTCGGCTTGCACTGCTCGCCCGCCTCGATCAGCAGGTAGCCGATGCGAACCACGAAGTCCTCCAGCGCCTGCAATTGCGGCAGGTGCGCGGCATCATCGACCACTTCGGCCTTCTCGATCGCCGTCCCGGACAGCTCGCGACGCGGCAGCCCCATGGTCGCCTGGTCGTTCATGCGGAACAGCTCTTTGATCTGGCGAACCTTCTGTTCCAGCTTGGCGTCGACGCGCGGATCACCCGACGGCGGGAACACGAACTTGATCCCGTCGAGCGAGCCTGTGACCGGTACCAGGCCGTTCGACTTGTCGCCGAGGCTGCCGGGGTTGATGTTCGCGCTGGCGTTGTAGAGGATTCTCGGCCACGCCGCGCGGCGCTGGTTCTCCCAGTCGGCCGCCATCTGCCGATCCACCTCGCGCTGGAGTCCCAAGGCCATCTCGGGCATGCCCATGCCGAACCAGCTGGTGCTCATCCCCTTGAACGGCAGCTTGGCGAGCGGGAAGTCCTTTCGCGTCCATTCCTTGTCGACGAGCGCGAAGTCGCCGATGGTCAGCAGGTATCGGCCTTTGATCTTCGAGCCGCGCGGCAGGCTCCACGCCTCGCGCAGGATGATGACGTTCGTGTAGTCGATGTCGTTGCCGAAGTAGAGCCC